AAACCTACTAAATAGATTGTTAATAGTGTCATAGTTTTTTTCTTTTAGCTCTACGTTTTTTTATTGGTGTAGTTGTTACCTCTGTTGTTGGTTCGGGAGTAAGGTCTACCTGTGTTAATTCTATCAGTGCTTGAGCTTGTTCAGCTTTAGCTATATCCTCCATCAGATGCTTCTCTAATCTATTAAGCAGGTCATTCATGCATGGAGTGCAGCTTGTGAAGCTCTTGTTATCTCTGATGCCTAAGTATTCTTTTCTGAGTTTAAATATTTGGCTCATCTCACCTGGCTCTACCTTGCCTCGCTTTCTAATAGCTCTAATCTGCTCAAGTGTTGGCATCTGCCATTCTTTATCGTTAAGCCTTGGCCATTTCTTAGCAGGGCAGTCAGTAGCTGCATAACTTGCTAAGTGATCCACAGGGCAGCCGCAAGGCTTAAAGGTTATCTCACCAATTTGATGAGGCCGTTTAAATGGATTGATTGCGTTAATTGGCGGACCACAAGTGCTGAACTGCTTATTGTATACAGGGCACTCTTTGCACACCTTAACGCGAGCTTCGAAGTCTGTGCTGTTAATCATCATATCTGTAGTGAATTTCTAAGTGTTGTTTTAGCTTTCTTAATAGTTCTGTAAAGATAGTTCAAAGGTATACCTGTCTCTTTAGCCAATTCCTGATAGCTGAAGTCATCCAATGCGTATAAGAAGAATAGCTCACGCTCAAAGTAAGGCAGCCTGCTGATGAATATATCTAACTGCTCATTCTCTAAGCGCATCCCTACACTCTTGTTTACATCATCAATGATATCATCTTTCAGATCATTGCGTATCTTTTCGAATCTTAACCGGGTATAATTAAATGAGCTATTGCTACAGCGTGCAGATAAGCGGATAGCATTGCTCACATAATTGTTAAGCTTACCTCTATCGTGAATATCTTGAAGCTTATCTTTATCTGATTCTAATATCTTAAGCAGCGTGTCGTGCAGAAGCTCATCAGCCAAGTCTTGACGTGTAACAGTTGCTGCCACTCTGCGCCATTCGGGATAGCACTTATTTATTTCGGAGCGCCATGTAGTCATCTATAACTTTTTTAGCCTCATCGAAGCTCTTGCATGTAACAGCTTGGTAGCCGTTGTTAATTAACTTTGCTTGCCAATCTTTCTGAGATTGACTCATTACACCCTTAGCTGTTTTCATTTCTATTGCTAATCCAAAAAATGGGCCCTTAGCGTTGTAGATAAAAATGTCAGGGAAGCCTTTAACGTATCCTGTTTTCTTCATCTTCACCGCCTGCTTCATAGACGTGCGAACACCACCAGCTGAAGCGCAATAAAGTAAACGCGGATATTGAGCGTTAATATAGTTAATAACAGCCTCTTGTATTAGGGCTTCCTCATTCTTCATGATTCAAAATTAGACTATTAACTTAATCTAAATCAACATCTTGTTAACATACTTATTCACATAGCATTTAGCGCTATATCTTTGGCTCATTAATTTGCTTTTGGTTTAGCACATTGATTATTGATTTTCTATTAGAGCTTCACAACGGTGAGGCTCTTTTAGTTTATACCCTATAAGGATAGAAAACATAGGGAGTACTCCCTAATTGCCCCTTTAAGGTATAATTTTTAGAAAAATTCATGCAAGTAATTCGGCTGTGCTTCGAATTGATGTAGATTATTTTACACAAAATGCACATTAAAGTGTGCAATATCCCTCATAAAGGACATTTTAGTAGAATAAAGTGTGTTTTATAACACATTACTCAGATGAATGCGTATTTAGTATAGTTGCGATTCAGCTCAAAGAATGCTCTCATCATTATAGCATCAGCTATATCGGGAGAGATTCCTCCTGTACGCTGGCTGATAGTATCTTTTGATGTTACTCTGAGCTTACCTTCCTTATCAGGATCTACTCGCCTAATCAATTCTAACTCCTTAACTATATCTTCCTGCCATTTGATTGGTAAGGTAATCTCATTCTTATCTATCAACTCGCCTAATCTAAAGTAGCAGTCTGCTTTTAGATTCATGTACTGAGTGCCTCTAACTGCCTTGCTGCCGTTCATAAATTCTCTGCAGCGTAGGCTATCTACAAGTCCTCCCCCCACGCCATCCGCATCTGCAAGCACGTTGCTTAGCCTAACTTGATATTGATTCATTAAGCGCTGTATCTCAGCCTTAACTTCATCTTGGCGCTTCTGCCTAAGTATAACTATATCAATGCAGCTTAATCCCCTCCATACACAAAGCACAGTTCTATCTTTACCAAGTCGAGCTATATCTGCTGTGATATATCCCTCTCCTACAGCCATTGGCTCTCTAAAGCATCGCATAAGCTCATCATACATGTAAAGTCTATCTGAGCTGTTATCAAATTCCCAATCTCCTTCTAAGAGTCTCTTTCTATCTGCTTCGGGAAGGCGAGTAAGGCTTGTAACGTAGCTTTCAGGTAGGTACAAATTGTCCCCAGGTAGCGCTTGTACAAAAGCTCTATGCTCAGGCAAGTTTTGATTCTTGTATGGTAAGTAGAATTGATTATAAATCCATCCCTTAGACGGGTTACACGTGAGTAATATCTTAGGCTTTAATCCAAACTCATTAAGCTTATAACGAATACGTGAGCTGACAATAGAATAAGCCTTCTCGGTTATCTCAGTAGCTTCATCTATGAATGCATCTGTAATTTCAAGGCCGCCTAAGTCAGTCATCATAGGATCTGATGGATAGAGAAACAGGTCAGCTAAGATTATCTCTGAGCCATTGCTGAACTTAATGATATGGCTCTGCTGATTATAGATAAAATCTTCGCCTGCTTTTAGCCCTATCTCGTTAGCTACTTGAAAGAAGGTAGCCATTGTAGTTTTCTTCAGCGTGTCTAACTTAGCTCGGCCTATTAGTGAGCGTGTACCTGGGTACTTTAACCTGCGTAATATCTGCCACATGCAGCCGAGCATAGTCTTTCCACCGCCTGCTGCTCCTCCATAGAGGATAGTTTCAACATCTGAATCTACTGATAAGAATTTAAGTGCCTCGCTTTGTCTTGTTAGAGGCTTAAAGTTGTACTCTATTTGTCGCGCCATTGCACAAAGTTAGGCACAATGACGTGAGAATCAATAGGGTTACGTACTCTTTCTAAATTCAATTCCATCAAATAAGCGCCTAATGGCTTAGGTGGGCGCATCCTTTCAACATGAAAGCCCATGTAACCTTCATCATATTCCTCTTTATAAGATGCTGTTCTAATGTGATGCACGTAGCGCATATTAATTCTATAACCACCTTTAGTGCTATAGCTTAATTCCTCTACCATATCGGCATGGTGATAAAGCTCGTGAACGTGTCCGCTCCAAATGCAATCAGCGCCATCTATCATAACACCCATACGATTATTCTGAATTACTCCCTTCGTAACTACTCCTCCTCCTCCTGATCCATGATAGTATTTTGTTTTAAAAACAAATGAGCTGCTATTGTTTCTTTTTACACGATGCACCCACCATCCACCATAACCACCTACTAATACATTGGTGCCTGCTTCGCGATTTAAGCCACTAATAAAGCGCTCAATTAAATCAGTCTCACAGTTCTTAATAATAGCAGTCTCATGATTACCATAGCCTACGAATACCATCAGGTGAGCGTATGGCTTAAACCAATCTATTGCAGTATTCACAAGCGCATCTAAGTAGTTAGCTACGTTATGCTCCGGTAGAATGTCATTCTTACTTCTGCGCGGATCGTACTTGCCCTGCATCGCGCAGAACAAATCACCATTAACAGCGAAGTAAATGTTTTCAGCTAAGCACTTATCTAAATGAGCTTTGAGTAGCTTTCTATCACAGTGAGGATTATCCCAGTGCACATCTGACATCATGAGGAACTTATCCCCACTCTTGCACGTTGTAATTATGACGTTTCTACCCTCGCGATATGATGTAATCATTAGTAATTATATTAGATTTAAGCTCCTGAAAATGCTTTTTGAATTCGTTGTAAGGTACATCTATTACTATCCCATTATCAATGCCCTGCATCAGTGCTATTGTGCGCTGCCCTACGTAGTAAGTACCATCACTTCTAAACTCTACCTCAGCCTGGATGCCCACACATTTGCGAGCATCGAACATGAAAGGAACGTTATCCGCATAGATAGCCTCCATGCCTATATCATCTGAGTAGTTCCATTGAACTATGTACGTACTGCATAACTCAGGCAGCAGCTTCGCATTTAAATCTACAGTCTCCTTCTTCTTTCTAAATAGATTCATACGCTAAAATTAATAAAAAAGCCCAGCGTTATGCTGAGCTCTCTTATTAGATAGTGGAAGAAATGCTTAAAATAATTTCAGTTGTGCCTTTTCTCTTGCATCCATTTCAGCAATTACCTTGAAAATCTCATAGGCTACTTGTGGAACGATTGCATTTCCGTAACCTTTTATAGATTCTTGTCGCCACTTTGAAAAGGTAATTCCGTCCAGTTCGGTGGGAAGCCCATCATCTCCGCCACAAATCGCGGATTGAGTTGGGAATCTTTCGAATGATAGTTCTTCTCTCCTCCTTCCATTTGACAATAAATTGATTTCATTGCTACTCTTCTCGTTGGAAAATTGTCCAATGAGTTCGGAGGATATGCTCCCTTTGAGTCGCTCACTGTTGGAGTTGAAAGAAGTCCCATACTTAACATTCTCGGAAGTGTCATTGAGTGCATTGAACCTTCTTTCACTTGGCTGCTCTTCATTGTTGCACTTGCGTTCGTGCTGTCGAAGACTGTCGGAGTTGGTAGCATTCCTCTTATTGCGTAATCCGCAAGGTTTAGACTGTGGGTATTCCCATTGGATGCTTTCCTTCTGCCCGTCTCCGTCAAGCCCGCATTGTAATGAGGTGTCTCTTGTGTTGTTGGAGTAGGTAGCATCCCTTGAATTAGCTTCGCTTGTAGACATGTTCCGCCTTGTTTGAATTGAGTATTCTGCTGATGCGTTGTTGGTGTTGGCAGCAATGAACCAAACTCTATCTCTTCGGTGTGGCGCACCGACGGCACAAGCTGGCAAAAGTATCGGTTGTACGGTGTACCCTTGACTTTCCAGGTCAGCGCACACTTCTTCGAAGACCACTCCCCCATTCCAATTAGTAAGTCCACGAACGTTTTCGCCCACAACGTAGGTTGGCTTAATTTCTGAAATGACTCTGAGCATATGCGGCCAGAGGTGTCGCTCGTCCTCTTTCCCAAGTCGCTTGCCTGCGCTTGAGTATGGTTGGCATGGGAATCCACCGGTAAGGATATCAATTGTTCCTCGGTGAATAGTGAAATCTGTCTTTGTGATGTCTTCATAACTTATAGAATTAGGCCAATAATGATTTAAAACTTTGCGAGGAAATGGCATCCATTCGCAGTGAAAGATGTTATCCCATCCCATCCATTCGGCAGCCAAATCGAATCCACCGATTCCGCTGAATAGTGAGCCATGATTCACAGCTTCTCCTCCCTTATCTCTATCTTAAATAGCTCTTTGAGTATCTCTATCTCATGGTCTTTAAAGTTGCTTATGCCCTGCTCTCTCAGGCAGTAATTAGACTGTTCAATACCTAATTTAAAAGCTAAATATTCTTGGCTGTATCCGTAAAATAATCTATAGCATTTAATGCTTCGGTGAAATGATATCATGATTTCTCTTTGTTTATTTGTTTAATAATGTCAATATAGATAAGTCTACTCAGCTCTATCTTTTGCAGTGCATCAAATTCGGCCTGTGCAGATTCACCTAAGATAACTTTGTTAGATGTCTTGAATTTAGCCTCTACTTTTTGCTTGGCTATATCTTCGAAGCGTTCCCATATTTCGGGCAGCCATTGAGACTTCTTATAGATACCCTTGCGGAAGAGGCGCTGGCAGTTGTAAGGTGCAGAGATTTCTACCCATGTTTCTTTGCCATTCCTATAGCGCTCGGCATCTTCATGTAAAGCTGTAATAGGATCAGTAGGCTCTACAGGTTTAGCCTGTGCTTCAGGTAGTATAAGCGCTTTATTCAGCTCTCGCCATACTTTGCTCTTATATTCCTCATAGCGTTTCAATACATCGGCCATAAAGCTTATACTGAATAAATTAAATGCCTCTACTCTTTCGAAGTCTTTACCTATTGCATTGTATAGAAAGGCATTCTGCCAATCTTTAATTGATGTACTCCGATACATATTTTGTGTAAGTTGCTGAAGCATAGTTACTTCTATGTCTGAAGGTAAAGCCTTAATAGAATTTATCACAGCAGCCTGTGCTATAAGCTCTCTAAACTCCTGTTCAGATAGCGTGTGTAACTTAGGTGAGCTAATGCATTCTGCGATAGCCTTCTCTTCAGCGCTTAGTGAACGACTGAAGCTCTGCTGTACTAATGCGGCCAATTCTTTGCTCATCTTGTGTAGTGTTTTTATTGTTAATCTCACGTGCTCTCCACTGATCTGCGGCTGCTCGCCAGCTCTTCATGCTGTTCTTACCTACTTTCCAACCGTTGCTCTCATAGTGGCAGTAGAATTTCTTAGCTAAGACTAAATCTTCTAAGTAACCGACTACATCGGCAAGTGATGGAGGAGTGAATTTAGTAGAGGCTGCACGCTTAGATTCAAGCGCTCGCACTCTTTCTTCAAGCGCTTCAATGCGCTTCAATAGAATCGTTGTCATTTGGTTTAAGATTATTAATTATTCAACAAATATAGAAGAAATCTCTTCCACCATGGCAGTGCTACTGCTTTTTTTATTGTCTGAGTCTTAGGCATATTTACTAAACCCAGCATATCAGTATCAGGTTTCGATGCCTGAATATCACTGTAGTATTTATTCTTGGCTTCAATAAATTGCTTGAATTTATCCTGTCTTAAATGCTTTACTGCTTCCCATTCGCGTGAGCCTACCTTCTTAATAATGCCCACCTCTCGCATGATTTGTAGATATTGCTTACCCATTCGCTCATGCTTTAGAGCTGCGCTTGGTGTCATGCCAGCATTGACTAAAACACACACGCTCTTTACGCGCTCTATGGTTACCTTACCGGTATCATAGGTTAAACTTAATTGCTTCATTGGTTTAGTTATTAATTATTAATCTGTTAGTTTGTCGAAAGCCTTATTGAGATTCTCGTTATCCAAGTGATTTAGAATCTGCTCCACGTGTCCTCTGTACATGCGATCCGTTTGAATCATATTGTTCACAGAATCTACAGCGTGCAGCACAGTAGCATGATGTCTATTGAATATAGCTCCGATGTTCGCAAAACTTAGAGAAGTGCCCTTGCGTAGAATCCACATAGATGTCTGCCTGATGTCATTAATCTCACGCTTACGCGATTTGCCTTTAAGCTCGCTCCAATCTACATGCGTTAAATTACATACTACCTTCATCATTGAATTCACACGCTGCTCGTTTAAAGATTCTATCTCTCCATTAATTGTTTGCCATTTAAGTTCAGGTATAGGTGTCTCTATGACAGCTCTCACAAGATTGTCAATTCTTCTGCGCGCATGAAGCTGCTGCTCCGCTGGTATAAGTAGAATTAAATCTGCTATCTTTCTATCTATTACTTTACTCATCTTGACCTCCATAAGTTTCGTTGTAGTATTGTTCACCTTTAAAAATTGTTTCGCAGATTCCAAGACCATCAATATCCTCAAATTCTTGTTGGTTACAAGCCATTTCAATCTGCTCCTTTTCCATTTGCTTGGCTTGGACTTCAATATCCTTTTTCCTTTCAATATATTCTGATATACCTATTGATTTAGTGCTGTACTCATACTCAAGCCTATTACGTTTTTCAATGTGCCAATCTAACGCAGTTTGTTTCTTTTCCATAGTTATTTAGTTTTAAAGTTTGTTTAATATTTTAGCTGACCTGTCAACACAGGCTCTAGCTATTTTTTGCAACACAGTTACCGTGAGCATTGATAATCTTCTGTGAATATTACTCATTGTTACCTCCGTAAGTTTCGTTGTAGTATGATTCAGCATCTTTCAAGGTAACTTGGCTTGTGATATTTCTATTATCAAGAATAGCATCAATCATCTGCTCCTTCTCCATTTCTAAAGCTATTTGAACTTCATTGTAGTAATCTGCTAAATCATTTATAGAAAATCCAATGCTTTCGAGTTGCTCTACAAGATATTCAATCGCAGTTTGTTTACTCATTATTACCTCCTTTGATTTTATCTCTCATCCATTTAGCACCTTCCGTGAAACTGAGATAATCAACCGCTAATATTTTTTCAGCAAGTTCATATATCTCCTCATCAGTTGGTAGTTCTAACTGATTTTGCTCGTTCTCCTTTGCTTTGTTAAAGTCATATGTATTAGCATAATCGTATTTTTTCTTTTCTTTTTCCATAGTTATTTAGTTTTTAGAGTCTTTCATTAATTCTAATATGTATGGTATCTCTTCCTCTGTAATATTAGCAAGCTTGCCTATGTGCGTAACCTTCATAGAACGCGGCTGCTTAATATACTTTTGGGCTGTAGGGTAACTTACCTCAAGCACCTCCGCAAATTGGGCCACAGTCACAAAGTGACTGCGTACCCATGCATGGAACGGTGTTAATTTAGAATGGCATTTCATCGTCGCTGGTCTCATTGCTTACTACTGCTTTAATTTCTACCATTGATTCTTCTTTAAGCCATGCTAAGAAAATCTCGGCTGTATCTAATACATCGCCTGGCTTTGAGCCCTTCTGCTCTTTGCAAAACAATACAGCGTTGTTAAGCGCTACTGATTTAGAAATAGAATTCTGTACATCAGGGCTTTCTTTGCGGTAATTAACAGCGCTATTCACCGCACCACTTGGAGCAGAAGATGAGCCATTAAATGGGTTAGGATTTTGTAGTTTAAAGTTAGTTGACTTTCTACCTGTTGGGCCAGTGCGCTCTTCAGCTGTATAGTGAATGGTAGCACCTACTTGAATCTTAGGGCTTTGCATATCCTTTACACCTACCTGCCCTACCTCTCCATTCTCTAATACTAAATCGAAGTAATAGATTGTGCCTGATGGCCCGTTCCAATCTCTAACGAATTTCTGTGATTTAACTGTTGACTGATTCATAACTTTTTGTTTTATTTTGTTTTGATTAATATACTTATCTAATTTCTCTGCTAACTTATTCTCTTGCTCATCCCAATCAATGGAAGGCTTGAGCTTATCCCAATTAGGCTCTCTTGTGTAACTCATCAGGATTATTGATGAAGTAACTACGCCAAGATTCATAGACTACTTTCTGAGCCATCTCGTTGAACTCTAACTCCTCTCCCGGTAGTGAGCTCTGCACGCAAATGAATTTGCTCTTAGCGCGTTCAGATAACATAGCGATCAGACATAAAGTAGTCATGCACATTATTCTCATCTTCGCTTTCGAATTGAAATAGAAAAGTGCCATCTTCAGGATACACCTCGCCATGCTTTTTGGCTATTGAGAAATCAGTTAATGAGTAGCTGTGGGCTGATGTGTACAGCTTCCATCCGCATCCTTCGGCATCCCACCGAGATACGATTACCTTACCGGTAATGTTGTTTGGTTTATTCATGATTATTAATTAAGTTGCTAATATACTAAATTTCTTTTATCTCTATTAAGAATCCCTCACCCTCAAATGAATATTCGCCAGTGTATTCATCTTGCCACATAGGCTGCTCTCTGAATTGATAAAGGTCAAATAAGATAAAGCACATTTGCTGAGCTTCGCTAAACTGCTCGCAGTTGTAAACTGTTGGAATCTTCATACGATGGTACATGCTGATTCTATCCTCACGCAATGGGGTAACTACTACAGAATAACTCATAACTCAACCTCCTTACTAACTAACACTGTGCGTGTTTCTCTGAAGTTAGTAGCTAATGTGAATTCGGTAAAAGCTTCATCATAAGTAAAGAATGCTTTATGGCATGAGCCATCTACGTATAGGTAATAACGAGTGCCGTCATATTTGGCTACTTCAATAATTTCAAAAAGTGTTTTCACAGGCTGTTTTTCTATTAGTTTTACTTTTAAAAAGTTGTTGTTAATGTTTGCGAGATCATCGCAGAACTCATCTATAAATTGACTCATTTACTTATGTGATTAGGTTGTGATTCTAATTTCTGAATGTCTGCATCGAATGATCCTCCGATGAGTAGGCCTGCTATTAGCATGGCGAGAAAGAGTAGTGCTTTTTTCATTTGCTTATTGATTTAATTTTAGCAAATGTACTACGATATTTTAGAAAAGCAAAAGAAACCTTACTAATCTTAGCAAAGTTATTAACAAAGATTTGTTAGTTTAGAAAAATAGAGTGAAGATAATACCCCCTATAAATGAGATGGGAATACCTATTAGCGCTGTGCTGCGCCATGATTCTTTACGTGCAGCTTCAATAGATAGCTCTTGCTGAGATTTGATTAACTGCTGTGAAGTCTTTTCGTTGGTGATGGCCCATTCATCTATAGACTTAGCCTGATCCTTAATTACAATGGCTGAAATGCTATCCGATTTAGATACAGTAATGAACTGAGTCTTAAAATAATCTCGCTCAGCCTTGAGCTTAAGCAGGCTTCTTACTTGCTCACTCGTTAAGCTGACCAGGGTATCTCTCTTCGGTAAGGCTTGAGAGTAGATTGTGCATGGCTCTCCTAAGCCCATGCTTATCAAGACTATCAATAGCACTAATGTTTGCTTCATAAATTTCTTTATTACGTTCTAACTGCTGATTTAATTCCTCAATCTGAAGCATGCGCTGCACGTTTGTAGCCTCTAAAGAATCTATTACGTGAGTTGCTCTCTCTGATCTGCGCTCATATCCTTCAATGGCTTTCTTGCTATCCTTTAAGGCAATGTACATTATTTGCATAACAGCGCAGATGGTTACTGCCACTACTATAACTGCTGCTCCTTTAATTTGATTCTTGGCTTGTTGAGTCATTAGATTTCTTTTTATTGGCAAAGATAGATTCTATAACTGTTAACCCCAAGCCTCCTCCTGCTAAAATCAGCAAGCCGTCAAACATGTATTCAGGAGTCTTATATTCAGTGAACGTGCCGATATAACTTAAGTTGATGCATACAAGTAAAGCAAGTATAGAAGCCACTCGCTTAGAGCTCGCATCTGACTCGTTACTAAATATGCTCTTAAGCCATTTCATCTGCGTTTCTTATTCATCTTGTAGATGGTGAAGATAGAAGCCGCTGCTGATAATAATAGACAAAATATCTTTAGTGCGAATTCTACATCTACCATCCATGCTGGCACTGATAACAAGATGCTACTAATAGTACCGGTTACTCCTTCGGCTACTTGTTGTTGGTGATTGCTCATATCTCTTTTAATAGAGTGTAAGTAAACGCTTTTTTATTCGATTTAATGCATGCTTGGATTAGCTCTTTGTATTGCTTAGGGATATTCAACACTTGGCAGCCTGCGCTCCACTTGTCAATATTGCGAGACTCAGTAGATTCGTTAGCTCTATGGATGTTAATTCCAAACAATCCTGTTTCCTCTTTGCCTTGCTCCTCAGCCACTGAATCTTTATCAGCATCTCTAAACACTGTTACCTTCTTTGCTTGCTTTAAAGCTGTGTACTTGCCCTGATGCAAGCCTATAACGTAGGTGTCTACGTATTGCCCACACTTTAAAACTGCTGTGCCTAAGTTATTGATAGGATTATTAAGCCAAAATGTACCTGGGTTAGTAGTGCCAGTATACCAATTCACCTGATCACCTTGCACCAAGCCTATTAGGTCATCAAACTTATTAGGCTCATTCGCTTTGCTGCGGATTCCTACTATGTGAATAGATGGCCATTTGTAGCCAAGCTCGGTGAATTGAGCCTTAAGCTCGTCTATTGTTGGTGCTTTCATTCTTTC